TCTGTAAATGTGCTGAACAGAAACATTATAATGAGCTTGTAATGAAAGGAAAACAGTGTCAAATATGCGGGCATTTTGAATGTGTCCGCGCTCACAATGGCGCTGAAATGCAGGCTTATCATGAACGGTGTGACAGTGATCAGGCCCAGGAGCTATTTCTTAAAGCTAAATACAATGAATTGTATTCCCTTGAGAAGCAGAAGCTTGATTCTAAAATTCAAGGGATAGTTGACTCTTGTGCCGAGAAAGGGGAAACATTTTATGATGATTCTCACGTCACTCCAAATATTGTTGGTTTTACACCGCACCCGGAATCATCAGAGGATTTCTTTGTTGATACAGGTACTCGTATACTTAACAATTGGGTTAGAAGTTTTATGCCATTTGGTTTGCCTTGGCATACGAGCATCATAAAATCAATGACAACGAAAATATTATTGGAAGAGTGTGACTCTTTGATGAAGGATTATATTGCTCCAAGTATTTTCTCCATTGTACCCCTCAGCATTGTCACACACCCTACTTACCAAAAGTATCTTAAGAGTGTTTACTATGGTCATGCTCGTAAAGATAACCGGAAAATTTTTAAGTGGGCTTTCCGGGTACTGTATGTATTATATGCAGTACTCTTTTGGTTGCAACCACTTAGTGTGGTTCTCATGTTTCCGTTCCACATAGCACTTGTGGTGGTACAACATGTCCACACTATTCGTGTTAGAAACACGATGATTGCGGCTCTAAATGAGAGAAGGGATGCGTTCCCTGAAAGATTCAAGCAGATTCGTGATCACAGATATGGGGTTGCTTTCACCTTCGCAGGTGTAGCTGCCCTCATATGCGCATGGAAGCTCTATAAGGGTTTAAAACCCCGAGCCGAGACTGGTGAAGCAGCTCTTAGTCCTGAGTCTATCAATTCGATGCCTGGTTGGTTCTCGCTTGATACTTTTACTAAGAAGCTGTCCGCGGCAACTAGCCGTTCCAGTTCTAGCGCGACTATTGGACAATTGGAACACACTGTCCAGAAAAATTTATGGGTCGGAAAATTTAAACGATCCGACGGGGTTACAGTCACAACATGTATGTTTGCACCTCGCAATAATGTTGTGGTCTTTCCCCGCCATGTGTTCCATAAGAATGCAAATCCTAACAACCCTCCATGTTCTCATGTAATTGCAACTGCAATTAGGCATGAGGGTGTGGGAGGACATGTGAGAGAATTCACAGTTGAATGGGAGAGTTGCTATAAATTTCCCGATATGGATTTTGTTGCTGCCTTCTGCCCTCATACTCCAAGTATTAAGAGTGCGTTGGATTGGCTACCTCACTCAGTTCAGGAAGGGAGTTGTGATGTTAAGATAGTTTTCCGTGATGATGGGGGAAAATATCAATATGACACTTCTTTTGCAACATATGATCCTAAGACCTGTAATGGATTTGCTACATTCCCGGGTTTGAGCTATAAAACCGATAAGACCGGGGATGGAAAATGCATGGGATTCGTTTTAGCTAATACTTCTAATCCGTGCATTCTTGGCTTCCACCTGGGGGCCAATAATTCTTTTGGAGTTAGGAAAACTGGTTATGCTGGCACTATAACTCAGACTCAAATGCGAAAAGCATACGAGTACTTGGATGAAACTTTCATGTTATCTGCTGAGTCTAGAGAGCTACCTGACAAACAGTATGGTATGATCATCCTTAAATCTCCAAAAGCACACCCAAAGAGCCATGCACTTACTTACGGTCCAAGTGCACCTTTTGAGATATTAGGCTCTGTTCATGTTCGAGCTCAAGCGAAATCAGAAGTTGAACCTTCCATTCTTGAGCCGCACGTCGTTAAAATATTCGATGTGCGTAAGCGCTATGGTCCGCCTCAGATGTTGCCAAATTGGCGAGCATTCAATGAAACATTGGATCATTTAGCGCAGCCTGAGCGCCATTATCCTCCAAAACTCCTTAGGCGAGCTTCAGAAGATTGGCTTAAACCGCTTATCCCATTGGTTCCGGATTTTACCCGGAGGGACGTATTTCGTCGTCTCACATTAAAAGAGGCAATTATGGGAATACCGGGTAAGCGTTTTATGGATGCTCTTGTTATGGCAACAAGCATGGGATTTCCTATTATGGGAAAGAAATCTGATTATTTTACTGATGTATATAATGATCAAGGTATTCTTATAGATAGGATTCCCCATGAATGTATCATTCAAGAACCGGAG